GTTGACCAAAAGTTATACATACGCTGTGGATCTTTAGCCATACGAGTAAGGCCAAACTTCTTTTTCTTGCTATCCACAATGAGTTGTTGACCATAAACAGGCACAACAGGAATATAACTACCAGCCCAATCCCTTTGTTCCAGTATTTGCATACCAGTTAATTTGCACCACTTAATCTGCTTTTTAATGGTTTCACGCTTAGAAACGACATAAATGCCAGCATCTTGCATGACTGTTTCTTTAGGCTTTTCATCTTCATAGCAAGTGGTTCCATCAGACAAAAGCAGCAATTTCATGCGCTTGCGTTCTGTATAGAAATATTCTGCTACACGAATATCTTCCCTTGTAATCCATTCGCTTTGGCTATCGCCTGTGCCACGAGGGGTAAAACCACCTCCATCGTCTGCTCCTGGGTACATTTTCCGAAAAGCTTCTTTGCTTATCACTTCAGTAATCAAGCATTTCTCTGCATCTGAGCCATCAGGTTCATTGGAATTAGGATCGAAATACACCATAAATGGGTTTTCAATGCGTTTAATGTAGATTTCTTGATCAAAGCTATCAGGTCTTGGATAGTCGTGAGTAATGCGCCAATAGCCCCATCCCATACGAACTGCAAAATCAAAAGCATTATCGTAAGCAGAATCAGCATCAGATTGGTTTTCAATATGTCGGCAAATGCCAGTAATGATCTCCGCTACTTTCTCATCAGAATCATTATTCATGCCATGAGCCTTCATACGAGGCCGTTGCTGTCTTTGCTGATTAGTAATTTGTCGGCAATACGCATCAATCTTGTTGATGGTCAAATAAGGTCTAGATTCTAATAATCGGCTATTTTGGATTTCTACAGGCCATTGATCACCGCCAGCAAACTTTAGATCGTCTAAAGCCTCTACTCGGTTGTTTGAATCATTATCAGAGCAAAATCGCAGAAACTCTTTAGCTTCTTCAATTACTCCTGATTCATAATCATCGCCATATTCGGTAGAGTAAATTCCACCATTGCCTGAGTCATAGACCGCCATATTAGTTCCTTGTTAGCTCATCCAGCTTGACACATCATAATTCATCGGCTTACGTTTCACAACTTTCTTCTCTTGAATCATAAGCCCAATATACCTAAAAGCATCTGCTCCATGCGAATAATTGTCATGAAGTGGCTTTTGACTAAAAGCTTTGGTGTCTGGATCTACATCGTACCGATAATGTCGCAAACAATCTAGCCCTGCTGCCGTATTATTTTTATCAAAATAGCATGATCCAAATATGGTTCTTGCAGCGTTAATTGAGTCAGCAATAGGAACCTTGCCAATAATTCTGACGTTATAGCCTGAGTTGCGAACAATATCTTCTAAGCTTCTGCCATTGGCAGCCAAAGTCTTATTCTGAGCATCATGAGGCAAATACAAGGTGTCATAGACATATCCAAATGTCTGCATCCTAGCCAATATCTCGCTGATTGTGGTCTGAGTTGTTTCAAAATAACGAATTAGCCTGGTTTCCATGCCTACAAACTGGACAAACCAAACCGCAGTTGCATCAGCCCATCCAATATCAAATACCGCCATAACTGGTTTAGTAGCATCGTAAGGCACATTAGTTATTCGTTGATCTTGCTCTGCTCTAGCCATTTCTTTAGCAAATACAGCACCATCAATAGTTGATCTTGTGAAGCCTTCCCAGACGTTTTGATAAGCCTCAAAATCCCTCATTTTTAAGGTATTTCGTTCAATATCCAATACTTCAGGAAACCAAGGATTATCGTTCCAGTTAACCTTTTGAACTATTGCGTTCTCAGGAGGATAGATTACAAACCGCTTATAGGTTTCATCTGTAGGCAGTTCAGGATTAAAAGTAATCCATATCTCAGAGTTTTCTTTTCTTATTGTAGGTATCAAAATATCGAATGACGATTTTGTAACATTATTTGCTTCCTCTACCCAGCAATAATCGATGCCCTCAATAGACTTTAAGCCATTAATATTGTTTTTAATGCCAGCAAAGATAAATTCAGTCCCATTCTTACCCCTAATGCTGGTTTGAGTAATGTCGTAATGGGCCTCAATCTTCATTTCATAGATCTGATCTACCAAAAGCTTATGAACAGAATCCTTAATGGAAGTTTGAAACTCTCTGGCGCATAGCACTCGAATAGTGTCTAAGACTCCCTTGCAAAGTAATGCTCTGGCTACTGAATGGGATTTACCAGCTCCCCTTCCACCATAAAGCACCCTGTAACGGCTATGGGTTGGCTCAAATAAGCATTTAAGCTTAGATGGAAACTGAGGCCAAATAAAGCCTTTTGTGTCATTCTGGCTTTGCATTGCCATCGATAAACATAAACCCAATGCCTTTAACAAACTCTGATCCATCAGCTCCTGTGATCTCTTGAGCCTGAACTGGTTTGCCTTCTACTCTATCCATGATTGCATTTAAAGCAGCCAAATTACCTTCTTCAGCTTCTTTAAATATGCCTTCAATAATCCTCTCCATCTTTTGAGGATTGGCAAGGATGAAACGCTTCATCTGCTCAGTAAAAGGCTTTTTCCGAGCATTTTGGTTTCCCCTCATGCTTTCAGAAATCTTTTCTTCACGAGTTTTCTCTGTTTCCTGTTCCATGTCCATGATTTAATTGATATTTATTTTTAAAAATCAGTTATTCGTTAGCCATTGAATCGCTATTAGCTTCAACTTGATTAATCTCATCCTGTACTTGAGGATTAGCAGCACCTTCAGTTTGTACTTGTTGGATCTGTGGAGCAGCAATAGCCTGAATTTGGTCAATTAGGGGTTTAGCGAATCTATACGGCATTTGGTCGCAATAAGCCAAAATAGCGTTTAGTTGTTCAATAGTGAATGTTACGTTCATTTTTTACCTTTCGTTGTTTTCTTGGCTGCTTCTTTTTTAACTGCGTAACTAATAGCAACAGCTTGTTTTACTGGTTTACCAGCCTTTACTTCAGTTTTAATGTTTTCTTTAAATGCTTTAGGGCTTGCTGATTTCTTGAGTGGCATGGTCTTGCTCCGAGTTGTAGCCTTTTTAAGGGCTGGTTTACGAGGTTTATCTTCATCTAACAACTGCTGAAGTCTTGTTTCTCTAAATTTAGCTGATTCGTTGTTAAATGCTGCCCAAGAAGTGATGATTTGTTCTGTGGTCATAGACTTTGATTTCCAAGGCCATGCGTTTTTTAACCATTTAAGCATTTTCAGGCTCCTCTTGAAAGCAAATATCTTGCCAGCTCATGACTAAGTATTTAACGCCATCTTCAACATAAGGGAAATATTTAAGATATTCCTCGCCCTTATCATCGTTCATAGTGCCAAAGCGAACTCTAGCTCCTATTTGAACAGGCATATCTTCTCTGCGACCACCTGATAATTTCTTGCCAGGGCCTACAGCTATGACTGTACCCATGTTTTCTACTTCTTTGTTATCAACAAAAATAATGCTAGAGAGTTCACGAACATCAGGTTTTACTACAATTTTGTCTGCTAATGGCTTGAGTTTCATGCTTTTCTAGGCCTTCCTGGTTTCTTTTTTGGTTCAGAAATCAATACTGGTTCAGTCATCATTTGAACTATTTGCTCTAAAGCTAGACTTTCAGTCAGTTGCCATTCGCCACACCAATCATCATTTGATTTGTTTTGCACAATAGGAAAACGCTTGCAAATGCCCATTCTTTCCCCAAAAGAAAAAAATCGACATAAATTACAAGTGTCTTTATGCTCTTTTATAGCCACAGTTTCTCCGATTAATTGTGGTTAGAGAACCCCTAGTTTACCTTCACGTGCTAGGGGTTTTCGTTTTACATTGGGTCTTTTTCGTATTTATCTTCTACGCCATAAGCTGTACGCTTATGTTCGTAGCAAATGCCAGAAGTACGACCAGTATTGAACTCTTTGTCAGAGCCAATAGCATCTTCTTTGCCCATTGCTACACCGCCACGAACTGCTTTAGCATGACGTTCGCCTTTAGTATCGGCTGCATCAGCACCTTTTGGAACTACTACACCCTTGGCTGGTACGCCTTTAGTGCTGTTTGGATTAGTTGTTTTGCCCATTGCCATTTCAATTTTCCTTTTGCAAAAGAAGCTACAAATCGTAGCTTTTCTTATTTTGCCTTATCCATTACCCATGTCAAGCATTTTAATTAATCGTATAGCAGCATCAACTGAATCTATTCTGCTAACTGGGCCACCTCGCCAATTTTGCATAAATTTGACCTGAGATTCGGTATAAAGGGCCTTGTTATCTCTTTTTATTTCACAAAGAACGCTGTGCTTTTTGTATCCAATCAAAATATCTGGGCAGCCTTCGCCGACTCTAGAAAGATTTAAAACAGAAGCTCCCAATGCAATAAATGTATGGATTATCTGTTTTTGATTGTCATCAACTCTTTTCTTGTAATAAGTCATTTAATCTTTCTAGCAAATCCATTTCAGAGAAACCCCAATATTTAATAAATCCTTTATGTCCAAGTTGGTGAATACTGGAATCTCCAAGTCTATGATGGTAAGCGCATAAGGGGATGACTGGGGCATTTTTTCGTTTTCCACCAAATCTTCGTATATGGTGCATTTCTGTTGGGGAATCTTCAAGGTTTCTGACTTCTTGTTGTTTGCATAAAATACAACCATATCTCGCCAAGCGAGCATAAACATCCCTTTCTGACTTAGTTGTCATATAAACATATCGCCTTGAGCATAAGCCAAATCTATTCTTTTACAGGCTATTTCAAAATATTTAGGATCTTTTTCTATACCAATAAATGATTTTCCCATTTTGGCGCAAGCTACTCCTGTACTTCCAGATCCCATAAAAGGATCAAATATTAAATTTCCATCAATTTTATCAATGCACCATTGCATTAATGCTATTGGTTTTTGTGTTGGATGTTCTTTACCGCCATCCATATTCATAGGCCTCATACGAAATATTCTGGCAACTTTGTTTAAATTAGTCCAAGCCATTTCTAAATCTGCAAAATCACGACCTTCGTTTTGTTTGTCCCAAGCCAAAAAACAACGAGTTGGTGGTAAATCAAAATAATTTCCACCCCATAAAATTGCTTGATTGCCTTTAGAAACAATGGCATCAATTAATTCTTTAGATGGTGGCTTATCATCCCAGCCAGTATCTTTAAAACCCCTGCTTTTAGATAATCTATGGCTTTTTGTTATAGAAATTCCATAAGGAGGATCTGTAATAACAGCATCAAATTGACCTAATTTAGGCAAAATATCAGCACAATCACCTAAATAAAGAGTTGCATTACCTATTGTTTTTATTATCAAAATAACTCCGTTAAATCCACATATTTAAACAATGTTTTAGGAACATCATAATAAGCTTCATGCTTAGTTTCATCACGCATTTCTATGGTCGGAAAGCTTAAAGCTTTTGTTCCTGTGATCCAGTAAGCATGAGTCATATCTTGGTTTAATGCAAAAAACAGCGTTTTAGGTATTTCTAGCATATGTTTTTTTCTTACAGGCACATGGATTGTAGGAAAAGGACAATGGGGATTCCAAGATCTAACCTCAACTTCAGCAAACCCTACAGGAACAGAGCCCCTATGAATAATTAAGTCTGTTCCATAAATATCAGGATTATCTAAAGCTGTAAACCCCCATTTCATAGAAATCCATTCAGCTACCGCAGCTCTAGCTGGTGGATCGTACTTATCATGAAGGGCTTGATCAAACTTTTTAATCCGCATGAGCAATATCTTCTAGCTT